CAACTGAAGCTGATTTATGGGTACACAACTTAACAGTTGATAATGAATTAGTCTGTAGCTTGGTGTTTCCAGTAGAGAAACTAAAGGAAATACTTCCTAAGCTACCTCAAAGAAGTGTCATGGGTGGTGATAACAACGCAAGTAAGTTACAATTAGTGAGCCTTGTTAAACTCATGACCTTACTTACTAAACCTAATTAATTAATTTCTTAAAAACTTCTTTATACTCACCTTGACCATAGCCTTTCCAGCCTTTGGGTTCGGTGTGTGTAAATAATCCTTTTTTATATGCCTCATCAAAAGTCATATCTGTAGCTCCCGCCCAATTAGCCCCTAAATCATCTACAGAAAAACCTGAAGCAGCACCTTGATTTCCAAACAAACCAAAACCATCCGATACTTCTTTACCTAACCCTAAAATTAAAGACGGAACTGCACCTATTGATATTTCTTTCCCAAATGGTAGCTTTTTTTCATACCTAAGATTATTAGACATAAAGAAATGTTGTAATAAATCGTTACTCTTTTTAGTGAGATTAGGGTACAGTAGATTACCAGCTTTATCTTTAGCGTTTCTAACTGCTTGAACTTTAGCCCAAGCATCCTTTCTTAGCCTTGTATCTTCGTTAGAAATTACATTGCCTATAAACTTGGCAAACATTCCAACTGGGTTTCCACCTACCATTTTAAAAGTTAACTGAAGCGTTTAATTCTAATGGGGCCATCATCCCAGAGCTTGGTGCAGTTTCAGGTCCTGTAATTGTCATTTCAGGTGCATTAGACATGTTTTCTAGGTCTAACCCAAAATAAGTTCGAACAAACTCATCCTTATCTTCTTCCGGCAACTGATAAAGAATTTGTTTCATCTCACTCTCATCCAGTGAACGAAGCTGTTCCTTAACTTCTCTTTCATTATTACCAGTGCCACTAAGGTCCTGTAAGAACTCATCCCTTGTTTCTTGATTGCCTATCTTATCAAAGATGGTACTATCATCCCAAGAAAAGTCATTATTGCCACTCATCAATCCTACCATTACCATTTCAATTCCTTTTATTAATATATCCCTTGTCGATATAGTTTTTGTTGCTCTTCTAAATCTTCTTGAATTACATCTCTCTTAACATCTCCTTCAGTTGCCATGAAATATCTAGGAGCAATATTTACCATTATATCTGTGTATTTTCTTAGTAATACTTCATCAGACATCTTTGTTTTCTTGGCTAATCTTTCTAGTTTATAAAACTCTTCAATCCCTTTTAAATCACTAAACAAAATATCTTGCATCTGCTTATCTGACTTACTCATTCTTCCACCGGTCCATACTTTAGAAGCCAATATAACAGCTTTTTGTATAGGACTTATAATCGGTCGTCTTATTAAAGCAACAATAGAAGGTAGGTCTACCCCTGTTTTAGCTTGAATAGCATCATAAAGAGGGTTAGTAGGTATGTTAGCAACTTTTTCAGGACTTAATCTATTAATTTTATCAGTTAATCTAGCAAAAGCTCTCATGTCATTTTGATAACCCTTACCCATTATTTTTTGTATAGTATAAGCATTTTCAGGATTAGTTAGCCATTCTAAAGAAGATTTTCCTTGTTTAGCTCCCATTGATTCTAACTGAACTATAAACTCTCTTCTAATAGTATTTCTTATAGGAGCTTGAACATCTTTAGGAAGTCTATTAATATCATCAGTAATTTTAACTAAATATTCTCTGTCTTTAATCATTTGACCTACAACTTGAGATGGTTGATAACCTTCTACACCTCCTGCTTTAAGTAAAAAATGGTCGCCTATCTTCTTTTCCTGTGACTTCCAAACATCATTAAGACTCTTTACCCTATTAGATAAGTAGCCTTCTGTTCTCATGGCTAAGTCTAATTCTTCTCTTAATCCCGGAATCATATCTACAACTTCTGATTTCTTTTTTATTAAACTTTGAAGTAATTTAGGCTGTAGTTGTCCGTTTACAACTGATTTTTCATACACTTCAGCTAAAAAAGCATTCTTAGCAATATTTACACCTTTAGCATCACCAACAACATTTAAAAATTGTGTTAAAGCTTCTGCATTTTGAACAATAACAGGAGCAATTTGTTGGGCATATTTAGCACTTGATATTTCTTTTATGCCTACCTCTCCAAAAGGCATGCCAATATGTTTATAATAATTTTCATCTGCTAACTTTAAAGCTGCACTATAGGTTCCCGGTATTTTAGTTCTTGCATTATCTAAAACATCTCTTAAATCTTGTAACATAAGTGCAGTATCAGCAGAAGGGTTTCTTCTAAGCTGTTTATTTATTTCTTTTTTTAGAGAGTTTACATCAGCAAAACTCATCTCTTTAAAAATAGTTTCTTTCCTTGTTACTATTTTTCCTGCTGCATTTTTTGTTTTTATAGTCTTTATTGTTGGTTTTAATAAAGTGCTAATTTTGTTTTCTAATGCGTTTCCAACACCAAACTTATTCTGTAATTTTAAAGAGTTTACAAAACCCCAAATTTCTGCTACCCCTTCCTTGGGCATCATTACTTTGTCTTTAGCAGCAATTTTTAATACTTTATTATATTCTAAAGTTCTTAATTTTTGAGCTTGGTGTTTTCTTAAATTAATTAATCCTTCAATTTCTTTTCCTCTTTCAGCCATTGTACTAGCAGGAAGATAAGTAGCTCCTAACTCATTAATTCTTTCGTTAGTGTTAGCCATTTGAGTTTTTAAATTATCTAGCCTATACCATAACTCATTTTTTACTACGGAAGTAGGAACTTTTTCCTCTAAAGATTTTCCTACAACAGGAACACCAAACATACTATTTGATTTAGCTTCTATAGCTGCTACAATTTTTGTTAATTCTTCCTCTACCTTAGCTCTTACCGAAGGATTTTTTCTAATCTGTTTATTAAGCTGACCTGCAACTATAGGATTGTCAGACATAGCTAAAAAGAAAGGTATATCAACATCATCAAAATAATGAGAAATTTTAGCAAAATCTTTCATTATTAGTTCTACATCTCTACCTTCTGTTTTACTAATTTCTTTTAGCATGTTTTTAATATTTGCATGTGCAAACTTTTGAGATTGGGTTTCGATTAATGATTTTATATACTTACCTTCCGATTTAAAACCCTTTCCAGCTAATAAATCATACGTTTTGGCTGTAAGTGTATTAACAGGCCTTTGAGTAAGTTTACCAGTAAGTATTGCGGTAGATACACCAGCAATCGTACTTGATATTCCTGAATCTTTCCCAGTAATTAGTTCCTCAATGTTTCCTGCTTGATGAGCACTAATTGAAGCAGTACCTCCAATACCGGCCCATTGTGCCATAGAATAAGGAATTTTTAAAAGAAACTCACCTAAATTTTTAGCTTTACTTACTAATACTAAAGGGTCCGTCATCATATATGCACCAGCAGCTAAAGTTGCTTCCATTTGGTCTTTAGGTAAAAGATTCATGTCAGCTTTATCCCACCCAAAAAAATCAGCAGTTCTGTCTGCCCATTTCATTTCGTTTTCTCTAAAGTCATTTGTAAAAGCAGTACCCATTTCTCTAACGCTTCCATCAGCATCAAGTTCACCAGTACCACCAACTGTAGTCATATCCTTATATACTTTTTTCCATAATGGATTTTCGGCAATAGCTTCAATAAAAGCTAAACTTCCTGTTATTCCTCGTTTTGCAAATCCTTGGTACAGGTTTTCCTCATACTCTACAGCATCATCTGCTAATTGAGCCTGTATATCTGTATCTCCTTGAATTGCTATAGCTATTTCTTCATCTGACATATCCGCAGGAAACCTTAATATTTCATTGCCAACTTTAATTTCTTGGTACTGTTCAGCCATTTTTATTCCTTATCTGTCTACTAAGTCAAATGTTTGTGTATTAGGGTTCCATTGTTTTATTTTTGCTTTTGTGCTTCCATCTCTTGGAACATAAACTTCAAATACTACTTCAGGAATTTCAAAACCATACTCTTTTCCTATTTCCCTCATAGAATTATTACTTGAATTATATTTTTTAAGTTGCTCTTGTTCGTATATTTGTAAAGTTTTTATAAATGCTGCATAATGTTCTGCGGTTTTAACACCAGAGAAAACAGTGTTAGCAAAGTCAATTACATTCTCTACTAAATTACCTGCACTAGCTATTCGTTTAATTTCAGACGTTGCTTGTCGCTTGTCCTCAAAAATCTGTGCTATTAATGTTTCCGCAATCTCACCTGCTGCTGCTGACCCTGCTTTAGCTTGACTAAATTCACTTATGCCTGTACTTATTTTATCTAATTTAGCTCTAGTATCATCTCTAACTTTCATGGTTGTTGTAAATATTGTTTTACCTAAATCTATTTTAGCAGCGGCACTAGCAGTTGCCTCATCCAACCCTTGTAAATAATCTAAGAACAGTTCATTTCCTTTTGTTTCCCCAAGTTCTTTACCTAGAATAGCTACTTGTTCCTCAACAAGCTCCGTTCTTTTTTGTTTTAAAGCTACAGCTTCAGCAGTTCCTGTGTCACCCAGCCATTTAGTAGTTCCTAATTTATCATTTATTTCTTTATATATTGAACTACCTGAATATCCATTTTCCCATAAAAAAGCTTGCACTGCTTGTTGCTCTTCATAAGTTGTTTGAGGCATAGTTTTAACAGCTTCTATAGCTTTCTTATCTAAAGCTGCTTGGTCAAAGTTAATCTGTTCAGTAACACTCAGGCCATCAACTTCTAATTCGTCTGCGGCTTGTGCTTTATACAATTCAATTAGGGCATCATCTTTCTGTATGGTTCTACTTTGGTTCATCATGGCCATACCTTCATCATAGAAGCCACCTTGCCACATTGCTGATGACATCTTCAGTAGGCTTTCAGGATTTGTAGGGTCAAAGTCAGGAACACTAGCCATAACATTATTAAAGGCAGCTTCCTGTACTTGAGCTGGAGTTTGTCCTCCAAACATTTGACCACCTTGGTATCCTAATTCACCACCAAGGCCACCCATGGCTGCTGTAATCGCTGCCCAACCAGTAAGTCCACCACTAGAGTCTAGCTTTTGTCTGACGATACTCTCATCAGCCACTGCTTGTCTGTATTTATTTCCAAATAAACTTTCTGCCATATCTATTCCTTATTAATTATATCCACCTTCATTCAATCTATCTGACCAAGATAACTCCCACCAGTCTGTAAAATCAGGTAAGTTAAGTTTATACTCTTCGTGCATCGGCCCTGTTCCATATTTATTACCCTGATTAACAGGGTCAGGGCCTGCTAAAAAGGGCGGTAAGAACTCCCTGCACCATAAGAAGGCATTGTTGTGGTAGGTGAAAAAGTTTTTGTATTCCACAATCCACTTCCTTGTGCACCATACTGTTGATTACCAAAGTTCTTTGCAGCATTATAAGCAAACAGAGAATTAGCTCCTGCTCTATTAGCAGCTGCTCCACTCTTCATTTGAGCTGCATTCCAAGCATTAGCTCCTCTTAGCTTGGCAAGATTCATGGACATCATACCATACTGACCCGGCATAGAACCTATCTGCATAGCTTTAGCAAGGTCCTCCATTTCTCTAGCTCTCATAATGTCTTTCATTTGCTGTGATTTGGCCCAAGCATCCTTTCTCATTCCTAACTTTGTTCTACCTTGTGCCTCCATTAATCTTCCAAATTGGTCAATACCGCCTGTTTGCCCTAATCTTCCTTGTGACAATAATCTGGATTCCATGTTTAGTTGTTGCTCTTGAAACTCAGGGTCATGGATTGCTAAATCCATTTCGTATTGTTGTTGTGCCATTTCCTCTGGACTAAAATCTCCAATCTGTCCAGCTGTTGCTTGACTTCTATCCATAAAATCTTGCATCCTAGCTTGCCAATCTTCATTGAGATATTCCCCAGTGCCTTCCGTATAGCCACCAAATAAACCTGTATAATCTCTAGGCCTACTTTCTCCATAGGCCCAGTCAGCTTGTTCACCAGCCACTCCTTGTGCTTTCTTTGCCTGTTTATTGGCGTACCAACCACCTATTAAACTAGCTGCTGCTCCCATCCAATTCATATCTTATCTCCTATTATGCTGTTCTATTCCACATGTAGACTACTACGTATGGTTGTAAATTGTTATGTTCGTCACCACTACCTATTGACCCTGTAGCTCTTGCACTACCACCACCAAAACCACTCCAGAATGGGTCTAAAACAGTTACTTGTCTGTCGTCAAGTGAAACATTAAATGAAACTTGTGTACCCATAGAGTGAGTATGTGCAGGAGTTTCAGCAGTTGTTAATGTATGATTATATTCACCACCAGTTGCTCCTGCTGAAAAAGCTACTGTTTCAGGACTTGGTTGGTTATCTGTTCCTGAACCTACACCAACAAGAACCCTACCAGCCGCATAAGCTACCCAAGTTCCTACACCTAAAGCTGAAGCTACTGCTGCTGCATCAGCATAATTATTCGTAGTAGTAAAAATAGAACCAACAGGATACATATTGCCAAGAACAGTTGTTCTTTCTGTACTTATAGCATCCTCTACAAAAGCTGTAGTTGCTACTTGATTTGTGTCAGTACCTGCACTTGCTGTTGCAGCTGTTATTATCTGACTTGTATTTGCTAAGTCTGCTTTAGAATTAACAGCAGTTTTTACTGCAAGAAATTCCGTATTAAAGTCACCACCACTTATTACTTTGTCTGGGTTAGTATCTGCTAAAGCATCCTTCCCAGACCAAGCTATTGCTAAATTATATACACTCATCTTATTTTCCCTTGTTTTGCCCAAATAGTTATATTTTGTAAAGCTGCCTTAAATCCCTTTACTGTCTGTGTTATTTCCAGTCTAACTACCTTGGCTGCCTTAGACATAGAAACTTTGTATTCCGCTGGACTAAATGAAGGTGCATATTTAGCTGTAGCAGCGTGTTGGCTTCCTGAATGTGTATGACTTACAACTGTTCCTGTTCCAACACCTACTGTAGCAGCTTGGAATACAGAGCCTACTATATAAGTAAGACCGCTTGTACCAGCAGCAGTATTCCATTGAGCTTGTGTAGTGTTACCTAAACTTGCAATAGCATAATATGTGCCAACTACAAAAGAACCAGCAGTAGTAGTAGTAACTGTTGTTGTTCCATATAACGTACTGTTAGCTTGAACAACATTATTAATTAATTGTTTACCCCATAAAAAAGGAATACCTCCAGATGTGGGGTCCAATGAAAAACTAGCTGAAGTTGGTGTAATACTATAATCTCTATACCAACTTAATGTTACATCCATATTTTTACCACCAGACCAGACACCTAAAAATCTTTTTAAGAATTTAGAAATTCCGGGCTGGTCAAAATCTAACCAAACAGTTTTAAAATCTGATTGATACGTATTGTCTACATCTGCAAAACATTTACTGGTTCCTGATTCCCATATATTGCCAGCAGTTGTACAAGCACCTGATGTTCCATAACTAGAAGTTACATCTTCTTTTTCTACATCATAATATCCATCATAAGAAGCTACCCTTCCTTCATAATTTAAGTGTCCTAATCCCATATATAATGTATCTGTTGTGGATAAATAAGACTTAGGATTTTTCTTTGTTTCAAAATTCCAGGTGGTAATTCTTGGAGCACCATCAGGAGTAACAGCTTTAAAATCAAAAACATAGACAACATTTCTATCAGGAAAACCAAGTAAATAAGAACCAGTTGATAAATCATACTGAGCTTTTACTTTAGTCATATCTGCTGTAGTAATGAATGTTCTTAATTCATCTTTTACAGCTAAACTTAAATCTGTCAATGGCATCTTATCTTGTTGCATTGTACGACCCAATGAACGTACACCTGATGCACTTAAAAATACAATATCATCACCAATTAATTGTACTGAATCTCTAGCAACACATCCTACACCTTCAATTACTTCGTCTAATACAAATGTAGCTGCTGCTGGATTCCATGGGTCATTATAAACAACAATATTATTCTTACCAAAGATAATAAGCTTACCCATAAAGGAAGCTAATGCTACTATCTCATCACCTCCCCAAACAGTTTTTAAATCTATGGAACCTGAAGCACCTCCAGTAAATGTCTGTCCAATAAGAGTATCAGAATAATAAACAACATCTCTATTTTCACCTATATCCCCAACCCATAGTCTACCATATTCCCCAAGTATACAACTAGGGGTAAATGTAGTTACACCACTAGGTTTTGCATAGCTTCCTACATCTTCTAAATCTAGCCAAGCAGAACCACTATAATTAATAGGTTGATTACCAGCTTGTACACCATAGAATTGATTATTAAAGTTTGTAAATTGCCAGTTACCATCTGACTTAGTTGTTCCACCGGAAAAGGTTTGTACATCTAAAGTATATGGAGTATTAGATGTATTAATTTTATATACGTTTGCACCTGCACCAGCAAATATAGTCTTTACACCAGTTGTATTTATATACTCACCTAATGATTTTACAATTAAAGTATTAGCTGTTGCACTATCTGATATATTATTAGTTATCTGTTTAATTCCTTTTCTTGTACTAACTCGTCCTTTCTCATCTAACATAACATTGTTAGCTGTAGTCAACCATTGAGGTGATAGACTAGATGGTGACGATTGTATATTTAAACCATGTATACCAATGGAGTCTAAGACTAAAGGTTGAATAGGTTTAGCTGCCATTCCAAATTACCTCATCTGAATGTCTGCCCACATCTTGTTGAATATTATTTGCTAATGCTTGTTGATACTGAAACTGAGCCATGTCTGATAAAGAACCGCCATCCTCACCTCTCTCTGCAATAGCTCTGGCCCATACTCCCATTATAACTGGAGTAGAAGGAACTAATAAAACAGTTGCTGCTTCTGTTAAATCATCTTGTGGGTCAAGTAAATAAAAATCAATGTTATAAACAATGTCTGGTTTTGGAT